AGAAATTCTGACATACTCGGCAGGCAGGCATAGAGGTGATCTCATTGAATTGATAGCACAATCAGTAGATCACAAAACTCTATGCCTGTCTTTTTTCACCCGCCCATTACTGGGGATTCCTCAGCGCACAAGCGGGGCTGCTGATTTCTTTGAAGAATCTATTGATTAAACCGGGCGAGGATTGTTTCTTAATATTGCTTCTTCAACATCTGGCATCAGGGGTTCCTGACCGTGAAAACCGACCAAATACATATTGCCATTATCGGAGATGTAATCAACAATAGTGAATGCTACTTCACGCAATCGTGGATCCTGAGGATTGGGAATGTATAAAAGATTGCGCGCACCTTCCTCGACATCCCTGACTTCTCCATTCCACCCCTCACCAAACAGCATCACATTATGCATAATTTGCTCCTGCTAATTGTTTAGCATTTACATTATCACAGGCACATAGTGAATGCCTGGTGTAATGCCTTAGCTGGACTGCTCAGCAGCGGTATCAAAGAGCGGCAGCGCTTCAGTTGCTTCCTGTACTGCTTTCATCGTCTTTGCCACCACTTCAGTCTCTGAGGTGACACGGCTATATTGCTGGATGAATAACTGGTACTTAAGCGGACTGTCCTGAACAAACTCTACAGCGATTTTTGCGGCGGCAGTGTCATAGTTCAGGATTGAAAGCAGGTTCAGGCGAATCTGCTGGGCGTCGGTAATTTCTGCCATACAAAACCTCTTTAAATAACATTTTCAATAAATGAGGTTAAACCAAGAATTTTCTGAATAATTACCGCTTACGCTTGTCGGGATTCTGCTGGTTTCTATACTCAAACCGACTTTGCTTCTCACGGAGCGAGGTCACTACCCGAAAGGCTCACGGATGAGCCAATCCTCTTAATCAGCTATAGATGTTACCTTGCAAAATTTGCTTACAGACCTGAGTAATGTCGGTATTATCAAGCTCATTAGCTGTTAGTTCAGCGCCCCGTCGCATTCTTGGATTTCCCTCTTCGGGGTTTTTTATCAGGTTCAAACCGATATTTCGGTTTAGCATTATCGAAGCTCTTCATTGAAGAGCTTCTGTAATACCTACTGCAGGGTCGTGTGTTCGTGACGGGGAATCGTCTTGCCGTTGGCGTTTATCACATACGCCACTTCACCCTACTTCTGGTAACAGAAAAGGCCGCCGCGGCGACCTTTTTAACGTTTATATCAGCTTGATTTTTACTTCGTATCCATCAAGCCCATTCATTGTCTCAACTGGAATAAACTCGATTTCAGAAACCTCTTTACCAGTTTTTTTCCTGATTTCAGCGATCTTTTTCTTAATGAGCGCAGAAATCTCATCTTCGACTTTACGTTCAAATTCTTCATTTTTCATTCAAACACTCCTTAAGTGATCCCAACCTATTATAAATAATAGGTTATCTTCCCCGAGGATGCTTAGGGATCATCATGCCAGCCAGATATGTTACCTCCCTGCACATGCACAAAGAAGACCTGCGCCGGGCTTAGTAGGTCAATAAATGAGCAATCCATTAATTACGGGAGTATACTAAGTACCCACACATCCACCAGGTAATATTTATGACTATCTTTGATGAGCTTAAGATGTACATGGATAAACAGGTGAAGGTGACTTGCCCCCACTGCTCTCACATCATGGAGCAAAGTTCCAGCAAAATACGTAAAAACATCACGTGTATTTGCCCTAAATGTGGATACTTTTTCCTTCCGGAGGAAGGGTGAAAGACATTAAAAAATTTCCTTCTTTGCTTTTTAAGCCATATCGCTTAGGACTTTCAGCTGCAAATGAAGAATCCTATCAAATGACAGATATCGAGCTTAAGGACTATCTGTTCACACTTACATGCATCATTATTTCAGGAATGGTGCTCAGCAGTAATTATCTTCCTGTAAGTCAAACGAACCAGTTCAGATTGCTCTATCAGCTCCTGGACGAAGAATATAGAAAAAAGATTTAAATCATTTTTCTCAACTTAAAAAAGTAAGGTCAACTATGTCATACAATGTGTTTTCTGGCGGCAGAACGAAAGAGTCTGTTGCTTATGATCTGGCTTTAGCGCTAGCAGCTAAAGAACCTTCATCCTCAACACCAGGGGCACTGATAGAACGTATTGCAGATCTGCTGCCTGAATGTCGCTCAGTCGCAGAAAGCAAGTTCAATGCCGAGGTGCTAAGCCCCTTCACTTTAACAATTAGTTGCTAATGCTATTAGTTGTAAATGTTTGTTCAGCCTGTATTTTCAGGTTATACAGCTATTATCACTATTCGGTAATTGCAGTGTAATAGGCCTGCCAATGGTATTTATCTAACCTGAGCTGTCGAAGACAATGGCGGTTTCTATATTTACCTGCTCTTGCCCTGCTGATGCTGTTGCCAGCCTTCATTACGATGCATCTCGCAGTAGCCTGAGCGGTCGGTGGTTGTACCTGCGCATCCACGCTTACGGCAGGCACGGAGGATCAGTGCGGGCATCCTTATCATCTCCAATAAAAAAAGCCCCGCTTGTGCGAGGCATAACGTGTAACTGTTGCAACATGATGGCGGCCGTCATCTCAGCCTGATACCGTTAAATCACCAAACTCAACAGAACAGGTAAGAAGCTATGAATGATCCTTATTATGTTACTCACGCCCAAATTTTGGCCCTGAGAAACGTTGTTGCTTGTATCGTGCAAACAATGCCTGAAGACCAAAAAAAGGACGTCCTTCAATTTTTAGAAAAATTCGCTGAAATAAAACTTATGGATGGTATCAATATACCTTCAACAAGTGATATCACTTCAGAAACAGTAGATAAGATGAATAAGGCCTATGAGGCTGTATTTAGAGAAATTATTGACCTTTCAACACCTGATTTCGTACCTGGTTCAACACCGTACCTGCAATAGCCCTCGACCTTATCTCCATGATGGCCAGAACATTCTTGTCTGGCCCTTTCTCAAGTTTGCTCAGCCGAAATTCAATGTTCTTTGCCTTGGTCATCGTGTAACCCTGTCTGTTGATTGCGGGCAGTTGGCCTGCACGGATTTATTGTGCGCCAGAATGTCGCGCTTGGTCTGCTTATCCAGCACGTCAATATCGTGGTCAGTCAGGTAGATGATCCGTACCCAGTTACATGCGGTATCAACGACTGCCGGGGCGTGTAAAGTTTTCGCGCAGCTCCCGATCAACATCGTCATCAGGCATATGGCTAACAGTCTGCTGTACATTGCTGGCCTCTCTGGTGGCTTCCTCTTTCCGTTCTGCCGCGGCGACACTGGCGGCAGCATTCTCTTCGGCTCGCTGTTGCTGAGCTTTGATTTCGGCCTTGCTGGTCCCGCGGGCATGACCTATGCCGAATGCGCCAGCAATAGCGCCCAGAATGACAACCACCAGCCCCGCGATAGCTTCTATTCCCATGATTATCCCACCAGTACCGATTTTGCTTTCAGGAATCGGGCGCGTCGGTCATCAATGCCGTTCTGCCCTCCGTTGATAATCTGGGTCACGCGCACTAAATCTCCGTGGTATTTCAAACATCCGTTTGAGGTGTAAAACCAGGCTGCGCTGCGGGCCGCATTAATATCTTTCTCCAACAACTCAGGGTTGCTGACTAAATCCAGTTTCAGTGAATTACCGCACTTCATATAATTTTCGAGGAAGGTGATCCCGATAATTCCGCGCCCGCGGTATTTCCAGCCATCGCCCGCAGCCTTATTGCCAAAACGATTGTTGTAGACGAGATTAGCGATCGCTCGTTGACGTTCGATCGGTAAAACCTTTTCGTAAGTTTTACGCCCTAAGGTGTTTGCCTGGTCTTGCGTGATGCGCTTCACCTTCACAAAACCAGCCAGGCCGGCAACGCTATAGTTAAAACTTTCAACCAGTTGGGTAAATGACGTGCTTTCGTGTCCACACTGCGCTATGAACATCGCCCGATCGAGTGGACTAGTGATGCTGAATTCGTTCATTGCTGTATCAATGTGCGGAAACCAGCGCGCAGCTAACCCGGCGCTAATACCAGCCGCCTTCTGGAATTGTGATTTATTCATCAGTGCCTCAGTGCATCAACCAGTCGCGCCACATTCCCCCTGAACCAGAGAACCGCGCCGCAGATAAGAATGTTCGCCAGCACCACCAGCCAGTGGGATGACTCGTACAGGCCAAACAGGAAACGGAAAGGGATACTGGCATAAACCAGCACCATGAGATAAGCCAGAACGGATATGCCTGGACGGTGTCTCGCACTACCTCGTTGGTAGAACATCAATGCCAGCACAATGACGGCGCAAATGACTGCATTAGCCAGCGCTGAAGGATCATTTACCACTTGAACCTCCTCCCCGGAACCGGGTCAGCATATTGAACAAGCTATTTAGATCCTGGCTGTTGAGAAACGTCAGAACTTTGATGATAAGCGCTGATATTAATACGGCTCCCAACGCATCAAGCGGACGGTCGCTGTAGCCAGTCCAGCTTGAAAGCTTGGAACCCACCAGACCGGCGCCCAGAACACCAACAATGAATGACGTCATAAAGTATGCCACCAGCTTACCGCGCGATATGTTAGCTGCCGTGGCCACGTAAAAAACCGCCCCGGCGAACGCACCAAATACCACGCCGTAATCTATTCCGGTAGCCAGACCGAACATGCTAGCCCCCATCAGGCCGCCGGCCGCAACTGAAGTACCAGAGACAGGATCGGACATTTAGCCCCCTCTATTGCTGTGGATCCTCTCAGAACGAGGGGAAAATAGGATGGCCGCCAGGTGACAGCCACCAAAAATCACTGTAAAAATATCAGGATTCACCACCCTCTCAGACGGATTTATTCTTCTTGTTCAGTCTCGTCCGCGTACGAAGCCAAGGATGTATCCAAGACCAAAACAAGAAAAACCGAATCCCACCAAGGGTAATACTGAATAAATAAAATCAGGCATAGGGAAATCTCATGGAAATTATTTCAGTAATCGGAGTGATACTGACACTGCTAGGGCTCTTTATTCCGTCACTAATCAGTAACCATTCGTCACGTAAGGCAGAGTTCAGGAAGCATTCCGCACCACTGCTGGGAAAGTTGCTAAGCGAAATTGAGGCTATTGAAGGAGGCTCTTATCCATTCAGGCTTATCAGCGAT